GAAGGAACTATCGAACGTCCGTTAGTATTATATCCGAAAATGTTTGTACGGCCGTAAAAGATGATGGAATATTAGTTGAAAAAGAATATGTTAAAGGTAGAAAAAATTTATATTCTAGTCCAGCAGTAAAAGATTATAATACAACAACAGATAGTGCAAATAGAACAGTCGCAACTCTTATGAAGATCATTAAAAATTATAATGTAGGTGATACAACCAAAGAAGAAGACCCGCTTATGAAGATCATTAATGGCGGTGACGATGATGGCAGTGACGAGCAGTAAGGCTTACGAATATTGCAAAAGCTCTATCAGGAAGAAAACAACTCCTAAATACGTCAAAAAGGTGTATAATATACAGTAGAAAAGAGGTATCAAGATGGGTACATATACTGTATATAAGCATACATCACCAAATGGAAAAGTATATATAGGAATCACAAAGCTAAGTGTTGAAAGACGGTGGCAAGAAGGAAAAAACTATAAGACAAGCAGTCATTTTAATAATGCCATAAAAAAATACGGATGGGACAACATTAAACATGAAATCCTATTTACAGGGCTTTCAAGAAGCGAAGCAGAAGCAAAAGAAATAGAACTAATTGCCAAATATGACAGCACGAATCAGCGTAATGGTTACAACATAGAAAAAGGTGGAAATACGCCTGAAATGTCAGAAGAAACACGTCAAAAGATGAGCAAGGCACACAAAGGCAGAAAGTACAAAAAGCGTAGAAACCACACAGAAGAAGAAAAGCTAGCAATTAGTGAAAAATTAAAAGGAAGGACATCTCCAATGAAGGGAAAACATTGGAGTATAGAACAACGTAGTGCAGTAGGAATGCCTATAATCTGCACAACAACAGGTGAAGAATTTTATAGCATTCGTGATGCATCACGTTCTACAGGATGCGACAGAGCAAATATAGCTAGAGTATTAAAAGGAGAATACAAACAGACGAGGGGGCTTAAGTTTGAGTATAAAAAATAGTAAAGCATATATATACTGCAAAGAAAATTATAGAAAACAGACTTGCCCTAAGTACGTTCGAAAACAGATGCGAGACTGGATGAGGATTGCAGAAGGAAAAAACGCAAAGTACTTTGTATCTGAAAAGAAGGTTCAGCAGATTGAAAATATTCTGAAACTGCTTATCATGCCAAAAGGATTGAAAGCAGGACAGTCTATGTATAAGTGTGCCACTGGCTATCAGTGGTTGATATATACAGCCATGCTATGCACTGTATATCGTGACAAACCGAAAAAGCGCAGATACGAGACAGGGCTGTTGGAAATTTGCAGAAAGAATTTCAAGACATATACAGTCGGCACAATCTTTATTATCTTGTTTTTGACAGAGCCTAGGTTCTCAAAGTTCTTTTCAGTTGCACCAGATGGTGCATTGTCGAGGGAAATAAAAGAAGCAATCTCAGATACAATCAAAAGCAGTCCGTTGATATATGAGTACAAAGGAACGAAGCGTTTCAAGCTGTTAAGGGACTATATCAAATTCAAGCCGAATGAAAACACGTTGATACCGTTAGCATACAGTAACAACCGTATGGACGGACGTATGCCGAATGCGTTTATCGCAGATGAAGTTGGAGCATTGCCAAACGGTTATCCTGTCGAAGCCATGAGGTCTGGACAGCTTAACGTTGTTAACAAACTAGGGTTCGTTATCAGTACAAAATATCCGACAATCGACAATCCTTTCGAGGACGAGGTTGCATATGCCAAGAAGGTTCTTGATGGCATTGAGAAAGACGATACTATTTTTGCACTTCTATATGAGCCAGACAAAACATCAGACTGGGAAACAGACAATCTTGTTTTGAAACAGGCGAATCCTGCGTCATTGGAAATCCCTGAAATTTGGAATGATCTTGTAAAGAAAAGAGCAAGAGCCATTGCCATTGAGAACGAGCGAGAGAACTTTGTTACAAAGCACTGCAACATCATCTATCAAGGGCAAGGAACTGAAACGTTCATTGATGTTAAGGATGTTCAGGCGTGCAAAGTTGCAGATATTGATTGGAACGGAAGGGTTGTATATTTAGGCGTTGACCTTTCAGAATCAAACGATAATACATCTGTTGCCATGGTTTCTGTAGATGATGATGATAACATTCTTGCAGAAAGTTTTGCGTTCATTCCATCAGACAGAATCACAGAAAAGACCATATCAGAGCGTGTGAACTATCAGGAACTATTGAAGAGTGGAAAGGTGATTGCGTGTGGTGACAGAGTTATTTCTTATGCGTTTGTTGAGCAGTTCATATTGAGCCTTGAGAGCCGTTATAACGTGCAGATTCAGGCGATTGGATATGACAGGTGGAATGCATTGTCTACGGCACAAAAACTCGCTAATGAGGGCTATAACACGGTTCAGATAAAGCAGTATTCAAGTGTCTTGCACTCACCAACAAAGAGAATGAAAGAAGCAATCCTTACGCAGAAATTCAAATACACGGAAAACAAGCTTCTTGAAATCAACTTTCAGAATGCTAAATGTGCTTATGATACCAACAAAAATATGTATGTCAGCAAGAAAAAGAGCAACGGCAAGGTTGATATGGTTGTATCACTTATCAATGCGATTTACCTTCTAGAACAGGATTATTTCTTGAATGAAGGCGACTTCACATTCCAGATGATTTAATTGATATAAACGTGCATTTATGCTAATATATTTGTGTAAAAATGTTTCAAATAGAAAATACTAACGAGGGGCGGTAACGAGAGTGGCACTATTTAAGAAAAGAATCAAGAACAAAATAAATCTTAATGATCAAAGTGTTCAGCTTGATGATGTGCTGTTATCTGCATTGCTCAATAATGAGACAATCACAAGGGACAAGGCGCTGACACTTCCTGCCGTATCAGGTGCCGTGGATTTTATCAGCGGTTCGATTGCATCCATGCCTGTGAAGCTTTACAGGTACAAAAACGGCAAGGTTGAAGAAGTGCAGAGAGACAACCGTGTGCGAATGCTTAATGGTGACACTGGAAACACGCTTGATGGGTTCCAGACAAAAAAGGCCATGGTCGATGATTACTTACTTGGCAAGGGTGGATATTGTTTCATTCAAAGAGACAGACAGAACATCGTGACGGCACTGAAATATATTCCAGATATAGACGTTACCGTGTGGTCAAATTCAGACCCGATGAACCGTTTCGTGCAGTTCTATGTTGGCACAAATAAAATATATACGTGGAACATGATCAAGCTACTGAGAAACACCAAAGACGGAGCAAGTGGAAAAGGATTGACAGAAGAAATCTCAAAGGCCCTTGAAACGGCATACAGTACGTTGGTTTATCAGCTTGGATTAGTCAAGACAGGTGGTAACAAAAAAGGTTTCCTACAGGCAGAGCGCAGACTTGGGCAGGAAGAAATCGACAAGCTGAAGGATGCGTGGAAAAGGTTGTATACCAACAACACGGATAACGTCATGGTTCTGAATAACGGCATCAAGTTTCAGGAATCGTCAAACAGTTCTGTAGAAATGCAGTTAAACGAAAGCAAGAAGACTTTACAGGATGAAATAAATGGAGTTTTCCATATTCACAGTGACTTCAGCTTGACATTTAAAGAAGCAATCTATCCGATAATTAAAGCATTTGAGACAGCAATCAACAGCACACTGCTGTTGGAGAAAGAAAAGAAAAACTTCTTCTTTGAGTTTGATACAAAAGAAATCGTGAAAGCAAGCATCAAAGAAAGATTTGACGCTTACAAGGTTGCAAAAGATACAGGGCTTATGACGATTAACGAATTGCGCCGTATGGAGAATCTGAACTACATTGAGGGAATGGATGTGATCAATGTTGGATTAGGTGCTGTGCTGTATGACATCAATTCTGGCACATATTACACGCCAAACACAGGACAAGTGACAGGTGGAAATGAAGAAGAAGAAACGGCTGAGAAAGTCGAAGAAACTGAAAAGGGGGGCAGATGATGAATTACAAGTACCTGAAGAATCTAACGAAAACGAGCGCTGATTTTTACGTATATGGTGACATCGTTGATGAAAACGTACCTGACTGGTTTACTGGTGAAAAATCAGAAACAGCAGTTGACACAAACACATTTAAGGCAGAGCTTGACAGCTTGAATGGAGTGACAGACTTTAATATCTACATCAATAGTGGCGGTGGCTCAGTGTTTGCAAGTTCCGCAATGGTCTCGATGCTGAAGAGATTCAGGCAGAACACAGGAGCGAAGATTCATGCATATATCGACGGATTGTGTGCAAGTGCATCAACGTATCTTGCAATGGTTGCGGATGATATAAACATTTACAAAAACTCAGTAATGATGATTCATAAGCCAATGACGTATGCGTATGGAAATGCTAACGAGCTACAGCATGACATTGATACATTGAATCTGATTGAAAGCGGAACAATGTTGCCAATGTATGAAGCAAAGGCAAAAGAAGGGATCACAGCAGAGAATATCGCAGAACTGGTTGGCAATGAAACATGGTTCTGTGGGAATCCTGATGATGATATGTACATCGGAAATTATTTCAATGTGAACGCATTGGACAGCGTGAAGGACGTACAGGCATGTGCAACGGACTTATTCAGAAACTACAAGCATGTGCCAGACGCATTAAAAAAGCCAAAACAGGTTAAAAAGCCTGTCGAGGATCGTGTGCTAGATTACTCGGCATACGAGAATATTATTAGTTCATTGAAGAAAGACGGAGGGGTGAATAAATGAACGTAAAAGAACTTATTGAAAACCGAAATTCAAAAGTCGCTCAGATGGAAAACCTGCTAACAACTGCAAAGGCAGAAAACAGATTGCCATCTGAAGACGAAAAGAAGCAGTTTGCAGACCTTGAAAAGGAAGTCAAGGACATTGATGCAACTGTTGCTATGTATGACCAGATGGCTGGGCTTGGTATGCAGAAGGTACCGAGCGCACCTGTTGAAATGACAAATGCAGAAAAAGATCACAAGATGTTTGAAAATGCAATTCGTGGCATTGTGAATACGGACACACCTACAATGCCAGCAGATGCAAAGACACTGATTCCGACAACAGTCTGGAATGAAATCATTTCTCAAGTAATTGAAATTTCACCTGTGTTCTCTATGGCAGATCGCTATAACATCACTGGCAATCTAGTATTACCAAAGTATGATGCGCAGAACAGTTCCATCGTGATGCAGTATGCAGATGAAGGAACAACAGCAGAGTCTGGAAAGGTTGTTATCAGCCAGATTACACTTGGTGGATTCCTTGCACGTTGCCTTGCAAAAATCTCAAAGAGCTTGATTAACAATTCTAATTTCGACATTGTGGGATTTGTTGAAGCAAAAATGGCACAGGCAATCGCGCTATATTTCGAACATGAAATTCTGTTCGGCACAGTAGGAAAGGTTGAGGGTTTAAAGGGCATTACATCGGATATGACTGTTACAACTGCCACAGCCACAAAGATTACATCTGACGAGCTGATGGATGTGCAGGACAAGGTAATCGACAACTATCAGGCTAATTCCGTATGGATCATGAATCGTGAAACTAGAAATGCAATCAGAAAGTTGAAGGATAACGAAGGCGATTATTTATTGAACCGTGACTTTACAGCAAAATGGGGATATACACTTTTAGGCAAGGACGTTTATTGCTCTGATGCGATGGACAAGATGCTTGCAGGGAAGACAGCCATTTATTACGGTGACTTCTCTGGTCTTGCAGTGAAGGTTTCAGAAGATGCTAACATGCAGGTATTGCAGGAAAGATATGCAGAGGAACATCTACTTGGAATTCTAGCTTTCGTTGAGTGGGATGCAAAGGTTGCAGACACTCAGAAACTTGCAAAGCTTGTGATGGGAGCAGGCAAATAAAAAGGGGTGAAGCGATATGGATGTAAGCAAAGTTAGTGATATTACAGAAGAATGCGTTGCAGATTATTTGAGATTGGACGAAGTAACAGACAGTGATATAAATACATTGACCATGCTTATTTCCATCGCTACTTCTTTCATCGAAAACTATACTGGGATTGATGATCTTGACAAATATCCTGAATTTGTGATTGTGGTGCTTATTCTTTGTCAGGACATGTGGGATAACCGAACAATGTATGTTGATAGTAAAGACCTGAACAACACGGTGCAGAGTATTCTCGCAATGCACAGTGTGAATCTGTTGTGAGGTGATTAAAATGCTGAATGCGGGAAAGTATTCAAAGAAAATCACAATTTACAAAACGGTGATTGTGACAGATGATGATGGTTTTCAGACAGAACAGAAGAAAGTGATTCTTACACCATATGCATATGTGAGAACGACAAAAGGATTTACGCTGATTGCGAACAATTCTGATTTTGAGAAAGCATACACCAACTTCACAATTCGTTATCCGAAAACAAAAATCACAAGAGATATGCTGATTGATTTTCATGAAAAAACTTATTCCATTGAATATCTCAACAACGTTGATGAAAACAGCGTAGAATTAGAAATTCAGGCAAAGGAAGTGACTCACTGATGGCAAAATTCACGGCTGATATTGATGATAGCGTGCTGAAGGATATATCTTACATTGACAAGCAGTTTGATCACATCTTTGGTGGCATGACACAAGCAGGTGCAGAGGTTGTCTACAAGAACGTTATTTCGGCACTTCCAGAGGCGCTGAAAAGTTCAGGCTTCAGCAGTCATGTGAAACTGTCGAAGATATACAGAACTCCATCAGATGATGGTATCAACACGAAAGTTATGATCACTGGATATTTCAAAAACAGGGAAGGCAAGAAGACTCCTGCACCACTTGTGGCTAACATGTTCGAGTACGGCAGTGACAAAAGGAAATATCCAAAGCATCCATTTTTCAGAAAGTCTTTTAAAAAGTCACAGATTATGAAAGCAATGGAAGAAGCGCAGAAGAAGTTGAGCGGGGGACTGTTAGATGAATAACCTCATTGAAAAAACATTGAGTGATTTTACGGTCAACGGCAAAAAAATTCCAGTCAAGTTTTTGCGATACAATGGACGTTCTGAAACATACATCACTTACATGGAAACAGATGCGGACAGCGTGTTGCATGGTGATGATGAACTGCTGAACTACGTTGAATATTATGATTTTGATATTTACTCAAAGGGCAATTACAAGCCGATTATCAAGGCGTTAAAAGGATTGCTTAAAGCTGTCGGGTTTATGTGGGAACCTGACCGTTCATCCGAAGATATGTATGAGGACGATACGAAGTATTACCACAAGACATTATGTTTTTCAATTGAAAGGAGCGAATAATGGCTAAGATTGGGTTAAATAACTTCCGATATTCAAAACTTACGGAATCGGAAGAAGGTACAGCAACATATGATGGCGCGAAAAAGCCAGCCAAGGCTATTTCCTGTAAGGTGGATATTTCTAACAATGATGCATCTTTATATGCTGATGATGCATTAGCAGAGAGCGATACATCTTTCCAGAAGGGTTCTGTTACAGCAGGAATCGACAATGAAGATGTGCAAACTATGGCAGACCTTCTAGGACATACGGTTTCAGAAGAAGGTTCAGAACTTGTCAGAAATGCAAACGATGTTGCACCGTATGTAGGATTCGGAAGAATTGTTACAAAAATGGTGAACGGAGCTTACAAGTACACAGTAGAATTCTTGTGCAAGGTTAAATTCTCAGAACCTTCTCAAGATGATTCTACAAAGGGCGAAAGCGTATCATTCAGCACAACTGAACTTGCTGGAACGGTTGCAACATTGGCAGATGGAACATGGTCAAAGTCAAAGACGTTTGATACAAAGACTGAAGCTGTCACATATCTTGAAGGACTGATGGCAAAGACTTCAGTCTAAAAAGAATATTAAAGGCAGGGTTCGTCCCTGTCTTATTTTTTAGGAGGTAAACATGAAGGAAATCTCAAAGACACTTGAATACAAAGGGAAGAAATACAAGCTAGTTTTCAATCTGAACGTGATGGAAGTTATTCAGGAAAAGTACAGCACACTTGAAAACTGGGGCAAACTCACAGATGGTGCAGAAAATGATGGTGAGCCAAACGCAAAGGCTGTTATCTTTGGAATCACGGCAATGCTGAATGAAGGAATTGACATCGAAAACGAGGAAAATGGCACAAGTGAAAAGATGCTTACTAAAAAGCAGATCGGCAGAATGATCACGGAAATTGGCTTGAAATCATCCGCACAGCTGATGAACGGTGTTGTTGTTGACAGCACGCAGAGTTCCGAAAAAAACGCATAATACCCGATGAAGATGAACCAGAGCCAATAGACTTTACATGGTTTTATTTCATCGGGCGTAATAAGCTTGGCTTTACATTTCATGAAGTTGGAAGATTGACACTGACAACTTTCAACCTGTTTTACAAACATTATAAGAACGATTTTGACTTTGAGATGATGCTTGAAAAGACAGGAACAACATACGCAAAAGCGTATGAAAAATCGCAACATGAGGACGACTGGTTCTAGGAAGGGGGGGTGTATATGGCACTTGGTGGAACAATTAAACTTCAAGGAGAGAGTGAATACAGACGTGCATTGAGACAAATTACACAGAATTTGCGTGAAGTAACTTCAGAAATGAAGATTGTCACGAGTACGTATGACAAGAACGACACAAGCACCGATGCATTGACAGCCAAGAGTGATGTGCTTAACAAACGACTTGAAGAGCAGAAGTCAAAGCTGAAGTTAGTATCTGACCAGTACAAGCAGTATCAGAATGCTGTTAAGCAGTCAGCTGATGAGCATACACAACTAGGCGAAAAGTTGGAAAACGCAAAAGGAAAGCTTGCAAGCATCGAAGCCCAGTGTGGAAAAAACAGTAAAGAATACGAAGATCAGAAAAAGGCGGTTGATGATCTTCAAAAACAGTATGATGAAAGCACAACGGCTCAGGACAAAAACAAGAAATCATTATCACAGCTTGCAGTGCAGATGAACAATGCCAAAGCCGATGTTATCAAGACAACAAAAGAGATTGACAATTTAGGCAAAGAATCTGATGGTAGTGCAAAACAGGTTGATGATCTATCGAAAAAGATGGGTGATGCTGATGGCGCATCGAAAAACCTTAATGATGGTTTTACAGTATTAAAAGGTACGATGGCTAATCTTGCCTCACAGGCTATCAGCAAGGTTGTGGATGGATTCAAGTCGCTTGTAGGTGGTGCGGTTGACTATCAGAAGTCCATGGAGTATTACACGACATCGTTTACGGTTATGACAGGGTCAGCAGACAAGGCAAGTGAGACGGTTAAGAAACTCGCAGATATTGGAGCAAAAACGCCATTTGATATGCCACAGCTTGCAGATGCAACATCTTTACTGATGAACTTTGGTTTTAATGCTGATGATGCTGTCGATAGTATGATGATGCTTGGCGATATTTCACAGGGAAATGCTGACAAGCTGGACAGTATTTCGAGAGCATACGGGAAAATGAGTTCAGCGCAGAAAGTATCGCTTGAAGACATAAACATGATGATTGATGCAGGATTCAACCCTCTACAGGAAATCTCAGAACATACTGGAGAAAGCATGTCAAGCCTTTATGACAGAATATCAAAAGGTAAAATGTCAGTTGATGAGATCACGGAATCTATGAAGCGTTCAACGTCCGAAGGTGGCAAATACTTCAAGTCAATGGATGCACAGTCTCAGACTTTGGATGGCAGACTTTCGACATTGAGCGATACAATCAATTCCAAACTTGGCGAAGCATTACAGCCTATTTTACAAAAGGCCGCTGACGAGTGGATACCAAACATCACAAATGCAATCGACAATATGGATATTGATTCTGTCGTTTCTGTTATTGATGATATTATTTCTGGCGTTGGTGATTTATTCGGATTCATCATGGACAATGGCGATACGATTATTTCTCTTGTTGCAGGAATCGGAACGGCAATGATGACGTGGAAAGTTGCAAGCATGATTAATGGTGTGGTAGGAGCAGTTAAAGCATTTCAGGTTGCTAATGAGGGTGCATCTGTTGCACAGGCATTGTTGAATGGTGTAATGAATGCCAACCCAATCATGTTGGTTGCAACGTTGCTTGCAGGACTAATAGCAACAATCGTCACATTGTGGAACACAAACGAGGGATTCCGTAATGCTGTTATAAGTGTGTGGAATGCATTCAAGGACACTGTAGGAAATGCAATCACGGCAGTTGGTGGATTCATAGACAACCTAATATCGTGGTTTCAGGCTCTTCCTGGGCGTATTGGCGCATTCCTTGGTAATGTTATAAGCAACGTACAGAATTGGGCTTCTAACATGGTTTCTAGGGCTTTTGAGACAGGTTCTAGATTTGTCAATGGTGTTGTATCATTCATTCGTGGTCTTCCGTCTGCTGTATGGAATTGGTTGTCAAGTACATTGAATAACGCATGGAACTTCGCAGGACAGTTGGCACGAGCAGGTGCAAACGCCGCATCTGGACTTGTAAATAACATCATCGGGAAAATCAGAAGTCTTCCAGGTCAGTTGTATAACTGGGGTGTTGACATGGTTAAGGGCATTGCAAATGGTATCAGAAATGCGATTCATCATGTCACAAGTGCGGTGACTGATGTTGCAAATAAAATCAAGTCATTTCTTCATTTCTCAAGACCTGATGAAGGGCCATTGGCTGAGTATGAAAGCTGGATGCCTGACATGGTCGAGGGATTGAGCGATTCTTTAAGAAAGGCAAGCCCTGAGCTTATCAGTCAGACAGAAGCATTGGCGAGTGGAATGTCTGACGCATTCAATGCTAATGGTGGCGTTTCGACAACTGGTGGAAGAAGCTACGATTATATGGTTGAGGCATTCAAGGATGCACTATCACAGGTCAAAATCGAGATGGACGATGAAGAGATGGGGCATTTCGTCGATAAAACAGTTACAAAACTTATTTATGATTAAGGAGGTGAAAATATGAGAAATTACGTTATTCAAAATGGACTTGACAGCCGATATTTAAAAGGATTGCTGATTCAGGAATTGCCACCGATTACAAAACCATTGATGCGAACGAGTATTGAGCAGATAGATGGGCGTGACGGTGATGTGATCACAAGACTTGGATACTCCGCTTACGATAAAAAAATGAAAATCGGTCTGTTCGGAGACTATGATATTGATGATATTATTACGTTTTTCAATTCAAGTGGAACGGTCACGTTTTCAAACGAACCAGAAAAATACTACATATACGATATTCTTGATGCTGTCGATTATGAGCGCCTCATGAGGTTCAGAACAGCTGAGATCACGTATCATGTACAGCCGTTTAAATACAGCAATATCGAGAAACTGAAGGCGTTCAGCAATCCGACAAGTGCTATCACAGTTAGAAATAACGGCAATTATGTATCAAAGCCAGTCATTCATATCAAAGGAACAGGGATTATCAATCTGTCGTTGAATGATATGCAGTTGTTCAGAATTGATATGAGCGCATCAAATTCAATCACTATAGACACAGGAAGACTTGAGGCGTACAATGATGGTGTATTGATGAACCGATACGTTGTCGGAAATTACGATAACTTTGTGCTGAAAGTAGGGTCTAACTCCGTGTCATGGGATGGAGCATTGACATATATAGCGTTTGAAAAACAGTCGAGGTGGATATGATGGAAAAGACGAATCTTGAAATGATCAGAGGCGACACATTGGCATTTGCTTTCGAGGTTGAGTATGACGAAGCCTTGCAAAAACTGGACAGTGCATACTTCACATGCAAAGAGAACTTTGATGATGATGCACCGATATTCAAAAAGTCGCTAGAACATGGTATCACATTCGCAAAGCAGGAAGATGGAAAGCTGTACTATGTAGTACGTGTTGCTCCTGAAGATACGGTAAGTGTTGAGCCGGGGCATTATTATTACGATTTGCAAATTGGCATCAATGGCGATGTGTTCTCAATACTGATTGGCTCGTTAAAAATTCATAACGATGTAACGATAGGGGTGAACTAGTATGAACGATTTTTTCAAAAAACCGCTTGTGAAAATACTTATGCTTAAAGGCGAAAAGGGTGACAAAGGCGACAAAGGGGAAGGAATTCCTGCAGGTGGTTCAACAGGACAGTTTTTGAAAAAGAAAAGCAACACTAATTATGCATACGAGTGGGCTGATATTGCTCTTATTTTAAACACTGACATTGATGCTATTACGAAAGGGTAGGTGATGACATGGAACATATTAAAATGCCTAGAGGGGACATTAGAAATATTCATTTTACCGTTCGTGATGCAAACGATACAGAGGTAAGCAAAGAATTCACTCAAATTACTTTTACGGTGAAAGCAAATACATCAGCGAGAAAAATTATCATCCAGAAAAAACTGACTGATGGAACGATAACTAAAAGCGGAAATGTATATTCATTCTCAATCATGCCAGAAGATACAGACGACATTGAGTATGGAACTTATTATTATGACATTGAGCTTATCAGAGGCGACAAAATACATCAGACGTTTATAGGCAAGCTGATTATCACGGAAGAAGTCACGTTCGCATGTGATACCGAAAAAGGAGTTTAAAGCATGGATGATTTTAAAATTATCATGCTTGCTGATGATGATTACTTAACCGTAAAAATGGATAGCGTTTCAGTTATTGGGACAGATGGGACAGACGATTATAACGAATTAGAAAATATTCCTAAAATCAACAATGTTGATGTAAAAGGGAACAAAACGCTTGCAGACTATGATATTGAGAGCGCAAGCGAAGCAAAAAAAGAATTTGAAAATTTGAACAGCAAAATAAACACACATGAAAAAAATGCAGATATGCACGTATCACGTACAGACAGGATGAAGTGGGACAGTGGTACGACGTATACTATTAGTAAAGAAAATCTGATTATAGGAGGAAAATAAAAATGGCAGATATTTCAGAAATCACATTACCTAGTGGAGTCACTTACGACATCAAAGATGCAACAGCAAGAAATGAAATTAGTATACTCAAGGGCTCTGGAACAGGTGCTATGCATTACGCAGGAGTTACAACAACAAAACTTGAAAATGGTTCTAGCACATCACCAATCAAAATCAATGAAGCAGATTATACGCCATCAAACGGTGACGTTGTAATTTACGGACAGCTTGAATTTGTATGGTCTACATCAGACAAAAAGTGGCACGAATTTGGTAGTACAGGCAGTCTCAAGGGACTGGCATTCAAGGATTCTGCGAGTGCATCATATACACCAGCAGGTTCAGTTTCCGCACCGACTGTTTCGGTTGCTGTAAATACAGCGAGTGTTACGCCTATCACTGGTGTAGGCACATTGCCAAGTTTCACGGCATCGGTTTCAAATGAGACTCTAACACTTGGATTCTCAGCAGGAACTTTGCCAACAAAAGGAACAGATGTAACGGTTGCAACAGGCATTAAGTCTGCTAGTGCATCAGCACCAGCGTTTACAGGAACAAGCGCAACGATTACAACAAAATAAAGGGGGTTGCTTGAATGGCTGATATATCAAGTTTGAAAGTCCCTAGTGGAGCAACATACATGCTAAAGGATTCCACAGCCAGAAGCCATATAAGCAATAAAAGCAATCCACATGGAGTCACAAAATCACAAGTAGGTCTAGGCAATGTTGCAAACTATGATCAGTCAAAAGCAATAACAAGCATTATAAGATCAGGAGCGACATTTACGGCAACGGCACTAGACGGAACAACGTTTGATTTCACTCAACGAACATATTCAGCAATCGAGGAAGCAGAAATTGATGCAATATGCGTATAAAGGGGGTTAAAATATGGCATTTTTAGACGAAACAGGACTTGCCTACTTTTGGGGCAAGGTAAAAAATAGAATAACAGCTAGCAAAACAGAGACAATCAATGCAGTTTATCCTGTTGGCTCTATTTACATGAGCGTAAATGATACTGAACCATCAACACTATTTGGCGGTACGTGGGAAAGGCTGAAAGGACGTTTCCTAATTGGAGCAGGAACAATTGCGGACACAAACTCTAATGCAAGTTTTGGATCACTAGGGGCAGAAGAACCAGACTTTTCAAGTGGCGAAACAGGTGGTCAATACTACCATAAATTAGACATTTACGAAATGCCTGAGCATCATCATGATACAAACGACTGGACTTTGGTTGTTAACAAAAACGCTGTTAACATAGAAACCGATATTGGGGGTCAGCCTATAGTTGGGGTGAAACCTACTAATATCGTGCCTAACTTAAGGGCAACTAAAAACGAAGATGGCAACGCAACTGGAGATGAAGGCGGTGGACAAAAACATAACAATATGCCTCCATATTTAGCAGTTTACATGTGGAAGAGAACGGCATAAACAAGGCTATAACATGCTAAGAAATGAGGTATAAAGATGATTAGATTGTTTTCTAGCAACGATAAAATATTTACGTCTAATGGTGATGCGGTTATCCAACCATTAAAGGCAAAAGTGCATAAAGAAGACAACGGAAAATTCTATCTGAATATTGAGGCAGATATATCATATGTTGATATTCTGACAGCAAATAGAATCATTGTTGCAGATACGCCACAGGGGGCACAGGCATTTCGCATTAAGAATCCAGAAAAGACAAAACACAAGATTACAATCAAAGCACCGCATATCTCATATGATGCAGAAAACTATGTGATTGCAGACAGTTATGTTGTCGATAAAAATTGCAATGATGCGATGGATCATCTGAACAGGGCTACGGACAATCCTAGTCCGTTTCAGGTGATGTCTGATATTGCCATGGTAAATTCATACAGATGTGTGAGAACATCGCTGTATGAGGCTTTTAGCACGGTTCTGGAGCGCTGGGGCGGACACTTTGTGCGTGACAATTACAGATTTGGAATCATGAGCACGATTGGTCGTGACAACGGTGTGACTGTACGTTACAAAAAGAATCTGAAAGAAATGACATGCACGGCAAACTGGGACAATGTAGTCACAAAACTTATGCCAGTTGGAAAAGATGGCTTGCTGTTGGATGAAATTTATCTGTATAGCAAGACACAGTATGATATCCCATTTACAAAAGTTGTATCTTTCAACCAAAATATTGATCAAGACCTATACAAGGATGCAGACGGCAATATTGATGAAGTGGCATACAATAACGCACTGGTTGAGGATTTGAGAACGCAGGGACAGGCATATGTTGATGAAAACTGCACGCCAAAAGTGAACTACACGTTAAAAGCAAACGTTGAAAAGCTGACTGATATAGGTGATACAATCGAAGTCATTGACGAACCGATGGGCGTGGATATTACAACGCATGTTATTTCGTATGACTATGACTGCATTCTAGGCAAGTATACGGAGCTTGAATTTGGAAATTTTCAGCAGAAGGTATCTGACCTTATGGGAACAGTAAGCTCAACGATTCAGCAAAGCGTGGAAAAAAACAATGCAAACTTACAGGTGATATTCTCAGATGCAATTCAGCAGGCACAGGACTCAATACTTGGTATGCTTGGCAATTCGTATGTTGTGTATGAAGGCGACAAGATTCTTGTTGTTGATGCATTGCCAAAGGAAGAAGCGCACCACGTTATTATGATCAACAGCGGTGGTATTGCATTTTCAAGCACTGGAATCAATGGAACATTCGAGAGTGCATGGACGATTGATAATGTGCTGAATATGCAACATATAAATGTGATTAATCTTGTTGCTGATATGATAAAGGGCGGAACATTGAAGCTCGGTTCTAACCTTAACCAGAACGGACAGATTGAGGTATACGATGAAGCAAACAATCTGATTGCAAAGCTGGACAAAAACGGGCTGATTATGTATGGGCTTGACGGTTCATATCTGGTAGTCAATAATTCAGTCGGTTTTGCAGGATATGACCGCACAGGTGCTAAAACATTCTGGGTTTCAGGTGACGAGTTTCATCAGAAAAAATCTGTCATTGAGGAAGAGATCACGTTATGCAACAAGGCAAGGTTTATTCCGATAACTGTGAAAGATGGCGATACTGTTACAAATGATGGTATCGGTATAGTAGGGGTATAATATGGCTACATCAGGAACATTTAAGACATCAGCGTATGATGGTGCATGTTTACAATTTGACTGGTCATTAAAAAGCCAGAGCACCGTAAACAATCAGTCGGTTATCTCATGGACATTAAAAGGTGCAGGAATCAAGTCTGGCTATTGGTACATGGCGGGTCCTTTCAAATGCGTTATAAATGGGACTACAGTTTATCAGTCAAACACAAGGATTAAATTATACACTGGAACGGTTGTGGCATCTGGAGAGCTTGCAATCGGTCATGATACCAACGGTTCAAAGAGCTTTTCAGCGTATGCAGAATGTGCAATTTATACAACGTCTGTAAACTGCAAAGGTTCTGGAAGTTGGAGTCTTCCAGACATAGGCAGAGCATCAAAGCCGAGCCTGAACACATGGCCAAACAATTCTCCAAATTTTAATATTGGAGATACAATTGTGGTACACATGAACAGAAAATCATCAGTATTTACGCATACCGTTGTGCTGAAGTTGGGTTCATATAGTTATACTATCGGTACAGGTGTTACGGATAATATTTCACTTGATACAGACAGGATTGCATCAAGTTTGTATGCACAAATGCCAAACAGTAATGAAATGACAGGCGAAATTGAGGTCACAACGTATAGTGGCAGTGCTGTTATAGGTACGTCAAGCTGTACAATCATTGCGCACGTTGTAAATTCTAATCCTACATTTAATGTTGAATATGAGGATTCAAATTCTAAAACGGTTGCAATCACAGAAGACAATCAGTACATTATCAGGAATAACTCGACATTGAAAATCAGCGTAAGCAATGCACAGGCATTAAACAGTGCCACGTTGAAAACAATTACTGCGATTATAAATGGAAATGCTTATACAGGCACGTTAAACGGCTCTACAGGCGTTGTAAATGTTGGCACGGTAAATATATCATCCGATGCAAAAGTGACCGTTAAATTGACGGATTCGAGAGGAAACGAGGGCATCAGGGAGATCACGGTGCTTGTGTATGATTGGAACTTGCCAAGTGCCATAATCAAGCTGAACCGAAAGAGCAACTATTATTCAGAAAGCATCTTGAATGTAAATGCAAACTATGCGCCAATCGGTGAAAAAAATGAGGTAACGATTAAGTACCGCACAAAGAAGGTTGCAAATAGCACATATAGCACGTATACAACAATCCAGAATAACACCGATACGAATTTTACTGCTGATAATGAATATGAATGGAATGTACAGGTCAATGTTGCAGACAAGCTAGGTAATACAACCTACAATCTGATTCTTCCGAAGGGGATTCCTATTGCTTATTTTGACATTAAGAAATACAGCTTTGGTGTGAATTGCTTTCCAAAGCACAATAACAGTCTTGAAGTAAATGGCGTGTGCATTAGTACTCAGGTGCTTTACAATAGTACAAATGGAACAGCAGGAACCGTCACATTGTCAGACAGTGCGGAAAATTACACATATCTTGAAATCTTTTACAGATCGTCTGGTGATAATGCTTGTGGCAGTGTGAAGGTATTCAGTCCAAACGGAAAACTTGTGCATTTAGGTACGATTCACTATATTGCAGATTATGACTATGCAAAGTTCGCTCTTGTTAGTGTGTCTGGGTCAATGATCACATTCAGTCAAAATTACCAGATCATCCTTAAGAACAACGGCTCAACATATTCAGCAGAAAATGCAATTTATATAACGAGAGTTGTTGGCTATTAAGCGAAATCATGATATACTATGAGTGCAGTGTTTCATGTTCACTGCATTCCTTTCTCAGCCTGTCGGAGGTTTTCAGCGGGCTGTTTTTTTATTTGAAAAATTCTATACTAACTTGTCATAGCCTACAGGTTAGCATATCTTAGTAAAGAAAAAATCACCGTTTGCATTCGGTGATTGATTGGTGTATATTATAGATGTATTTTCGTTGACATTGGCACATAAATTCTCCTAGTAAAGGGCAGACAGAAATGTCTGCTTTTTACTTGAAGAAAACTTCTATTCCGTCAGGAGAAACGTGGACAGAATCAAGAACATTGCGCCACAGGGTGCGCTTGTTCTCACGTGTTAGATTATCATATATTGAGCGCCAACCGCTGTTCAAAAACTGGTTAAGATGGTCAGTGCTTTGAGGCTTGAAAGATTCAAGCCTTTTTATTTTGTCTTCCGTTTCAGCGTACAGACGTTCATAAGTGCTTACAGGCATACGTTTCTTGATAAAAATATAATTCAGGTTGTCAAGTTCTTTTCTTAGTTCTTTTAATTCCTTTTCGGTTGTGTCTTTTGTTTCAGATGTGATGCTTGATATTGTGGCTATATGGTTTTTCAAAAGATCGTCAAGGTTAGACAGCAGATATTTTTCCGTTGCCAGTTCTGCATAGTGTTTTTTGTGGGTGCAGGTATGCACTGAGTGGGCATTGTTACATCTGTAGTAATAATATCGCTTGCCACCTTTTGGATGGCTCACTCCAATAAGCTTAGAACGGCATTCTGGGCATCTTAACAGTCCAGTGAATAAATATACATGGCGTTGTATTCCAGTGCGTATATTAGCCTGTAATGCGGTCTGAACGGCATTGTATGTTTCTTTCGTGATGTATGGTTCAGCGTAATTGGAGTTCCCACGGTATGAGCCAGAATAAAATTCGTTTTTAAGTATGTGCATATATGACATGTAAGGTCTAGACAGTCCGTATTTCTTGTTGACGTATTCGACAGTGTGATGGACTGATTGATGCAGGAGAAATGATTCGAAAATGTCTTTCACTATTGGTGCTTTGGATTCATCAATCACAATGCGTTTATTGCCATTTTCCGTGACAATCCTGTAACCGAAAGGAACATTGCCAGTGATAGGTTGACCTTGTGCGACCTTGTATTCAAATACGGCTTTGATTCGTTCAGAACCTTTTTTTAATTCATGTTCTGCAAGGTTGACTTTAAGATTGAACATGAACAAGCCGTTTGCAGTGGACGTGTTTATATCGTCTTCACAAATGGAAATCATGGCAACATTGTTCTGCTGAAGAAGTTCAAGCATCTTGTTAGCTTCAAGAACGTTACGTGAAAGACGGTCAAGGCGTGTGAAAGCTATGGCATCAAGATTTTTTAGATTTGACAGCATGACTTGAAGTTGAGGGCGTTTCATGGTGCTTGCCGAGAATCCTTCATCAATGTAGATATGTATTAGCTCATGGTCATTATCGTTGCACCATTGCGTTATTTCTTCAGTCTGAGCCTGTATTGAATATCCATATTTCTTTTGTTCGTCTGTTGAAACACGAGCATATCCTGCCACTCGCAGTTTTTTTCTCATAAAAATTACCTCCGCTTGATTGAAAATAAAAAAAGCAGTCCATACTAGCCGATGAGGGCGGTGAAAATATGGACGCAGAAAAAATATATTCGTTGCTGTTTAATCTTTATGCTGAACAGGAGAATATCAAAATTGAATATGAGTTAGACAACTCTTTTTTTTCGACAGATGGTTTCAATCAGAAACATTCTTGCTGTCGAGGTACAGTTTCATTATCTTCAGATACAGTTCATCCTTCTCATGTTCAGGAAGTTCGTGAAACAGAGACTCGATGCGTAGTGTGAGGTCTGTCGTTTCATCATAGCTTGACGTATCAATTCCAAAGTAAGATATATCAATGCCGTAAACCTCGCAAAAACGTTTCAGAGTTGAAAGGGTTAAAGACCGCTTTCCAGACTCAATATTTGATATGGCAGGTCTTGAAAGCCCGACAAGTTCAGCAAGTTCAGACTGTCTAAGGTTACGTGAGTTGCGTAGTTCTTTGAGTTTCCTTCCGATTGATTTATTGTTGATCATTATTCTTTACACCACCTAAAAAGTTTATATTTCGATGATAACATATGGTTGCTATTTGAAACAATAAAAAATAATCGTCTTTTGATTAAAAGTAGTTGCAATTTGATTACAAGGGTTTATAATGTAAGGCAGAAAGGGGGCACGAAATGAAAAGAGCAGAATTGAAAGCATTCAGAATTTCAAAGGGTTTTACTCAGAAGGATGTTGCAGAAATGCTTGGAATATCAACGAGCCATTATGCTTGCATTGAGCAGGGAACGCATAATCCTTCTACAGAGCTTGTCAAAGTGTTCTGCAAAGTATTTGGATATGAATATGCAAAATTGATTATTGGGAGCTGAAAAAATGTTAGATATCGTAGCAGAAATCGTAAAAAGAGGGCAAGCAGAAGAATTAAGAAAAATTATCAAACAGTATGAATTGGATGTTTCAAAGAGAAAGGAAAACAAGAAAAATGAAAGGATTTGAAAACATTACACCAGAAATCGCAGTAGATTTAATCGAGCTGGTAAATCAGTTAAGAGGACTTGAAAAGTCAGCACAGGTCAACTATTCTGTGCAAAATCGAAAAACAGGGGAATGGATGCGCAAGGCATTTGATTATGTGCCATTAGACAACATTTTAAACAAAATCAAGGAAAATCAGAACTTTGCATTGCTACAGCCTATTGGCGTTGATGAAAACGGAGTGTGTGGAGTTAAGTGTATTCTAGTACACAAGAGCGGTCACGTATTTGAAACAAGTACTTATCCGTTTGCAGTAAAGGAAGGTGCTAAAATACAGGACGAGGGCGCAGAGATCACATACCGCAAGCGTTATTCATTGGGCGCATTCCTTGGCATGGCAACAGAGGAAGATACGGATGGCAATGATAACGAAGCAACTAACAGCACGGAACGCAAGGCATCGCCAAGACAAATCGTAGTATTGAGCAAGATTTATACAGGCGAGAATCTTATAAAGCTGTTAAAGATGAACAATATCGAAAAGCTGGAAGATATGCCGATGTCGAAGGCAAGTGAGTTGATCAGTAAGAACATGAATCATAGAAAGGTGGACAGTCATGAGTAAAATTGAACAATTTGTAGTATGCCAGCACACTGGCAATAGTAAAAAATACCTGTTTTATTCACCTACTTATTCCAATATTGAGGAAGGTGACGAGGTTCTGGTTGATACGCAGTTCGGAGAAAAAAAGGCAACCGTGCTTGCAGTTTGCATGGCATATGGTGAGGATGTAAAAAGAGCATTGTGTGTTCTTGCAGGTGCAGAAGACAAGCCAGTCAAAAGAGTTATCGGCAAATATAATTTCGTTAAATTTGATTACAGCGAGGATGAAAACAATGAATAATATTATTGAAAGAACAGGCTCAGACGTTACTTTTTCTAAAGAAGTATGCGAGAAAATCATCAGCCTTGAGAAGCAGGCGAAAGAGATTAAGAAACAGCAGGACAGCATGAAGAAAGAAATTCTTGATGCTATGCAGAAGTACGGTGTATTAAAGCTCGACAACGAGTTTCTGAAGATTGCATTCATTCCAGAGCATGACACAGAAAAGTTTAACATCAAGACTTTTAAGGAAGAAAACCCAGACGTATACGACTTGTACGCCAAAATCTCAAAAGTAAAACCATCCATCCGCATCACGGTGAAATGATGGAAACATTCAGCATTAAAGGAGGTACGCTTGAATTTTTTCCTGAAACGCATACATATCTGTATGACGGACTTATGTTGCCGAGTGTCTCGCAGATTCTTGGTGCGAAGTTTAGAAACGATTATGCAAGCGTGCCTCCTGCCGTGTTGAATAATGCGGCTAAAAGAGGTACGGCAGTACATAAGGCAATCGAAAACTTTAATGTTTCGGGCTATGATGATGGAAGCGAAGCGGTGCGAAACTTTAAGTTTTTGCAGAATCAATATGGATTCGAGGTTCTGGACAGCGAGTTGCCGATTGTGATTTTCAAGGATGATATGCCGATAGTATGCGGACGGTTGGACATGACAATGCTTTTGGATGGTGAAACTGGCATTGCGGATATTAAAACCGTCAGCGCATTAAACAAGGAAAAAATCGCATATCAGTTGAATTTATACCGCATCGGATTGATGCAAAGCTATGGAGTTGATGCAAAATTCCTGAAGATCATACATATTAGGAATGGTATCAGGAAAGTTATTGACAGCCCTGTGAACGAGGGCATGGCGTGGGAATTAATCGAAAAATTTTTGGAGGAATACGAAAAGTGAATGCAGTTGTATTAATTGGACGTACTACAAGGGACATTGAACTAAGAAGGACAGGCAATGGAACGGCTGTTGCAAGTTTCACACTTGCAGTTAACAGGGACTTCAAGACAAATGACGGGCAGGAAGCAGACTTCATTCAGTGCGTGGCATGGAAAAAGACGGCTGAACTTTTAGAGCAGTACGTTCATAAAGGAGATAGAATTGCAGTTAATGGCTCTATCAGAACAAGGAATTATGAAGATAGTCATGGGAGAACAGTGTATGTTACAGAAGTGTTGGTTAATAATGTTGAATTCCTAGAAACTAAGAAGAACCGTGAAATGCAATCTGATAGCCCTAGCGGTCAAAATAAGAGCGATTCTTATGATGATTGGGGGAATAAAGAATACGAAATGGATAACAGTGACCTTCCGTTCTAAGGCGGTAATAACGGCATGATAGGAAATGCGAAAGCTATCATCCAGTGGTTGTTCGACCAGCAGGACGCAGAAAAGCTGTATGAGATCAAAGAGAAGAAATCGAAAAGATCATTGACAGCCAATGCGTACTACTGGTCTTTACTCAACCAGCTGGCGAGCATTATGAGAATGGATAACCAAGAATGCCACTTTCTTATGCTGAAACGATATGGACAGTATGAAGTTGTGAGCATTCGTTCAGATGTGAACCTACATGGCTATTTCAAATACTATGATGAGATAGGCAAAGGTACTGTAAACGGCAAGGAGTTTACACATTACAAGATTTACAAAGGCAGTTCCCAGATGGATTCTAAGGAGTTTGCTATATTGCTTGATGGTGTAAGAAGCGAATGCGAAGAGGTAGGAATACCAACGCTAACACCGTCAGAAATTGCACAGCTTAAATTTATAGGAGGTGATTAGTTGAGAGATTCAATTATGCCTAATGGCATGTATCAGGCTAACGGTCACACATATTATTACAGCAATCAGCGTTATGATGGCACACATAGGCATGAAGTTTTTTTCGGCACTGCCAACAGGAAAAAATCAATCAAGTATGGTCTTGTCGTATTCATCAGACCTGAAGATCACAACATGTCTGAGTATGGCGTGCATAACCGAAAAGGGCATGAATTTGACATGTATCTGAAAAAGTTGGGGCAGAAAAGAGCGATGGACGAGTATGCATGGACAACAGAAGAATTTATCGAAATCTTTGGCAGGTCGTATATTTGAGGTAGTTACATGTACAGAAAATATCACAATACAAAGACGGTTGCTGATGGCATCAAGTTCGATTCCAAGTTGGAAGCTGAACGGTATGCACAGCTGAAGATTCTGGAACGTGCAGGAGTCATAAGGGAGTTGGAATTACAACCTTCTTTTGACCTTTTGCCGTCATTCAAGAAGAATGGCAAGACATGGCGTAGAACAGTGTATAAAGCCGATTTCAGGTACATCTCGTGTGAAGATGATAGTTATATCATCGAGGACGTAAAAGGCTCTACAGCGGTAATTACGGACGTTTTCCGTTTAAAGCAAAAACTGTTCGAATACAAATATCCAGACTACACAATCAGCATAGTTACGAGTAAAGACATCAAGAAGTTTCAAATAGTAACAAAAGTAGGTAAAATGTGTTGACTTAATCACATTATGATGATAATATTATAGAGTAGAAAAAACTACACCACCTATTCAGCGACCGCCATTGCTGAATAGCAGTGAACGAAACTGAATAGGTACATGAACCGTATTGCATTAGGTTGGCGGACTTAATGTGATGCGGTTTTATGTTATTAGAAAGGCAATAACATGACAAATTGTAAAGCAGAAAAGAAAGGAAGCAAAAACATGAACGAAAGCAGAGACTTCAAGGGCGTATGGATTCCAAAGAAAGTGTGGCTAGACACTAGGCTTAATGCACTTGATAAAGTTATTCTTATGGAAATTGACAGCTTAGACCAAGGCGAAAAGGGATGCTATGCAAGTAACGAGCATCTTGCAGAGTTCTGTCAATGCAGTAAAACGAAGGTATCGACAGCAATTTCAAAACTTATTGAATGTGGATACTTATACATTCAAAATTTTGATGGAAGAAAGCGAGAACTGAAAAGCAGACTTTCAAATTTTGAAAGGCAGAATATAAAAAATTGTAATGCTGATATTCAAAATCTGAAAGAAAGGAGTATTCCCGGGCGAAACCTCCAAGGCTTACAAGGGACTGAAGGAAGGCAGAA